CCTCCGCCTCCACCTGCTACAACTAATACATCAGCCTCAATATCTTTAAGTGGTGTAAATGAACCTGAATACTTGAAAGCGTGGTACCAGTAAGAGCCATCAGTAGCAATAACATCTCCACCTGATGCGTATGGCACAGTAGTAGCCTGAGTTGTAGTGCTATTAGAGATGCCGTATAGGTAGAAGGTTGTAAACTCTTTAAATGACCTAGAGGCTATAGAACTATCAATAGTTAAATATGTAATTGGTGCAGTATTAGACCAAAGACCACCAATTACATCTGTTCTACCGCCACTAGAGGTATTAGGATTAGCAGCATAACTGCTTAATATTTTATTAAGAGAGTTTGAACTATAATTAAATATATAAACTTCTGATGAAGTAAATATGCCAGCAGTTGAGCCATCACCTAAATCATTATCAGTGGCTGCAAGATAGTTAAGTGTATATGTTTGAACTCCAGTACCATCGTAACCTCTTATAAGGCGAGTTGAAGCATTTGCTGAAGAACCATTAGGTTTTATCATAATTGGATTACCATATTGAGTATGGTCTAACCTTCCAGATATGATTAATTTTAAATCAGTATACTGTTGAGGAATACTAGAGAAGGTAACGCTTGCTGCGCCACCTGAGCCAACAGTTTGTTTGGCAATAAGTTGCATTGTTGTTGTCATTTAATATCTCCTTATGCCTTTAGGTAACGAATAATTACAAGACCTGAACCGCCTGCTTTGGAAGTTGAAGTAGCGTTAGCACCACCGCCACCACCGCCTGTATTTGGTAAACCAGCAACATCTCCTGCTCCACCACCACCAATTCCTCCAGCGCCAGTACCATTATTTCCACCACCACCGCCACCAGCGTAATAAACAGTTCCTGAAACATTTTGACCTGTACCAGTTACAAGACCATAAGAAGAATATGTTGATACACCAATACCACCAGCAACGCCAACGTTTCCGCTTGTTGAAGTTCCAGCACCACCAGCACCACCACCGCCGCCACCACCTGTCCCACCGCCAGGGTTTCCATTTGAATTACCACCAGCATTACCTTGACCTGAGGTTGCAGTACCGCCTGTTGAATTTCCGCCTACATCTGAACCAGCAGCGCCGCCACCAGAACCACCATTACGGCCACTTGGTCTAGTTGATGTGTTATAACTAGCACCACCACCACCACCTTTAACAAGTGTTAATGCACCAAATTGAGAATCTCCACCATCTGCGCCATATGTATTTACACCAGTGACTCCAGCACCACCAGCACCTACAGTTACTGTGTAACCAGTTGCGCTAAGTGATTGAGATGCAAAACCTAATAGACCGCCAGCACCGCCACCGCCACCATATACTCCACCACCACCACCACCAGCAACTACCAAGATGTCAGCAGTTAAAGATTGTTGCGGAGTGAAAGTGCCAGATGCGCCGAAAGTGTGATAAAAGTAAGTATCATCATAAGTAATAATTCCGCCTTGTGCTTTAGGTGCGCCGATAGCAGCACTGGCTATACCATAAAGAGTAAAGGTAGTATTAGAACCGAAGTTTGGACCATCAGAAAGGATAGTAATAGAGTTAATTGCTTCATATGGCGCAGCGCTAGTTCCTTGCCAAGTTCCTGCTACAACCTGCATTGTATCTGCTGTATCATCTTGTCTACAAAGAACTGTCTTGCAAGAAGTTGTACTTGCATAATCTTGGATTTGAAGAATCATACAGTCATTAACTGACCAACTTCCACCAATTTCCATTTTATTTTGAGAACCAGTTCTGTAAACACCAGTAGTGCTTGAATAGCCATAGAATTTAGTATAGCCATAACGGCTTTCTGAACTACCATTAAATCTTATATAAAGACCGCCACCAGTAGATGTTCCACCCTGAATAACCAAAATTAAATCTGTATAGGTTTGAGGAATTGAAGACATAACAAGTTTACTGGATTCGCTTCCAGAAGCGGTAACAGTTATTAGTGGTGTATATGTTGGAGTTGCCATTATTTATCCCTTGATTCCGTAGATACTAACTGAACTACCTTCAGCCCAGCCACCACCTTCTGTATATAAATTTATAGTATTAATTGGATTTAAACTTTGATATACACCAGTCATAAGACCAACGAATCCGTAAGAACCAGTGTCATCTCCACTTAATGTTCTGACTGTTTTATATTTATTAGTTGAGGCATAGTCAACCAGGTCTATAACTTGAGCAGAAAATACACCAGAGGTATCACCAGACCTTGGAGAATATGTTGCTGTATAAATCCACTGAGCACTGTCGCTGTAGACTCCTAAGCCACCTGTACCAATGCTAAACACTTCGTGCCATTTATAACCAGATGTTTCATTGTTAAAACGAATATAGGTTCCTATATTATGACCAGCGCTGCTTTGACCAGTTCTAGCCTTTACTCTAATTTGTAAGTGTTTATATTGCCCACCAGTAGGAAGTCCACTTAATGTAATGCTAGCCATTCCACCGCTAGGAACAGTATAGGTAGCCAAAGCATCATATGAACCAGTAGGTGTAAAAGTATCTAAATGCCCGCTAATCTGCGAGGCGAATACTCCAGTTAGCAGAGGGGTCATTAGTTAATATCTCCTACAATTACGAATGAGTTAGATGCTACACAGATAACCTGGGCAGCAGCATATTGAGCACGAATCTTTGGTGCATCAGCAGTGCCAGTTGAGTTGATAGTAACTCCTGCGCCTTCTGCGAATGATACTTGACCAGCACCAGTTTGAACTACAGTAATAATATCTCCTGCTACATATACTGATGGTGGTACTGTAATTGTGATTGCTCCAGCATTAGATGCTGTAACTACTTTGCCAGAGTCAGCAGCAACTAATGTATAAGTTGTGCCTGTCTGTGCGTTAAAGAATGGACGTTGCTTTGCAAGTGGGAAACCACCAGCAGTTGCACCATCGTGTACTACTACTACATCCTTGTCGGTATCTACTGTTAATTCGCCCAGTAGACCTGTAAAGGATGCGTGTTGTGCTGTTGTGCCTCTACGGCGTTGAAATGCAAATGGCATTAGATACTACCCCAATCGGATATGCTAACCCACGAAGCGGTACTTCCGTCTGTGGTTAAGAATTTATTTGCGTGAGTGGATTGACTTGGAACTACATAAACGCTAGAGGTGTCAAGAGATACAGTAACTGCACCTGCTGTTCCTCCACCGCTTAAACCTGTACCTGCTGTAACTGACTCAATATCTCCACTTGTAGCCATAACTGTCCAAGTAGAACCAGTCCAGACATACATACCAGGTGTAGTTGAGTTAAAATAAAGTGCTCCTGTGATTAAAGCATTGCCATCATTATCTACAGATGGAGCAGATGACTTAGCACCTAGGTATCTATCATCAAAGGAATCATAAGATGCTGCTGCAGCGGATGCGCTGGCTGCTGCACTGTTTGCACTAGTCGCTGCTGCTGAGGCAGATGTTGCTGCAGATGATGCAGATGTTGCAGAACTTGAAGCACTAGTTGCTGCGCTTGTAGCGCTAGTTGTAGCCTCTGCTACTATAGAAGCAACTGTAATCCAAGTACCAGTAGATACATCTGATTCTGTAATTGAACCCATATCACGGGCTAAACCTGAACCTACTTGACCAGATACTGTAGTCGCAGAACTTGCTGCAGCAGTCGCCGATGAAGCAGCAGCAGTGGCTGATGAAGCAGCGGCAGTTGCACTACTTGAAGCAGCGGTTGCAGATGATGTTGCAGCCGTAGCAGATGAACTTGCTGCAGTTGCTGAAGAAGCGGAAGCGGTTGCTGAAGTAGCAGAAGATGATGCACTAGTAGCAGCACTTGTTGCAAAAGTCTGAGCAGAGGTTGCTGAGGTAGCCGCATTGGTAGCGGATGTAGCAGCAGCACTTGCTGAAGTCTGTGCTGATGTAGCACTGGTTGCTGCAGCACTAGCAGAGGTAGCAGCGCTAGATGCACTAGTTGCTGCTGAACTTGCTGAGGTTGCTGCTGAGGTAGCGCTTGTAGATGCTGCTGTTGCAGAACCTAGGATTGCATCTACATAAGTCTTATTGGCTGCATCTCCACCATTGGTAGGATTAGATAAGCCTGTGATTGCTGCACTAGCAACAGTTCCACCATTGATGGTAGGGCTAGTTAAAGTCTTGTTAGTTAAAGTCTTAGTGTTTGTAGTTGTAATTACATCGGCGATAGTTAAGCCGTGTGCTGTAGTTACATTCTCAATATGTTGGTTGGCTTCACGGAAGTCACGACCAATTGCCATATGTCGAACAATTGAACCAGCAGAGTGGGACTGACCAACACCATCATTTTCAACGCCTCTAGTAATTGTTAATGTACTACCAGAGACGTTGGTTACATCTACAATTTCTTCAAGGGCTGTATCTGGATTGATTACTACTGTGAATGTTTCTCCAGCAGAAATGGTTGCTCCGCCGAGAAGGGCGCTTCCAGATACTACTGTCATTGTTGTAACGCTAGTATTTATAGAAGCAGTTAGTGTGCTCTGTTGGGAGCGAGAGGAGTATTTGCGTGTTGTCATTTATTACCTATCGGCTGTAGTGGATGCGGATTGGATATGCTTGTTGCTGGCGCTGAGTTTCTTCAGCAAGACGTTGCTGGTATAGACCAAGCAACTGTCGTGTAGCAGTCTGAGAAGCGCCATAAGGGCGCTTAGAGTCTGTCTCATCAGCCTGTGGGCTAACTTGAGCAGCACGTGCTGGGTCAAGATATGTAAGCAATCGGTATGAAGCACCGATAACTATTACGTCCTTGCAAGATTCTGGCAGTCCAGTTTGTGTATTAAAGTCTTGTGAGTTATTTGTAAATGGTTCTGGGTCAGTTGCATATACAACCTTCACAGTTCTACCTGGAGTTATGTAATCTCCAATGGTAATAGTTTGGGCATTAGCCCCAAATGCTGTGGCATCTGCTGATGAATCCCAAGACCAACGGCGCACAGGAATCCACTCTTGTGATGGCCCAACCTCTTGCCACATAATTGTTAGAATGTTTTGGATATACAGGTCATTGAAATCGTATGTAGTTCTTGCTGCATTGTATGTAAAAGTAGTTGTCTTGGCTGCAAAGATAGATGCACCCATTGCCCTGACAGTATCGTTGATAGCCTTCTTGATTACATAACGTGGGAAGGTAGGTGAGATAGTTACCTTAGCATCGGCTGCGTGAGTAGCAGCAGTAGTACCTAGATAGCCACGCCCATATGGGGCGACAGTTGCTGTATTAGCCACACGGTCAAATGAATCTATCCACAATAACTCTTCATCAATCTCAACTACACCTTTACCAATATTCTCAGTTGAACCTAATTGTAGGATTGCAGGAGATGCAGATGATGAGGTAGTTGTAGATACCGCAGCACGCAAGTGCGTTGCCCTATCTTGTTGATATGTATAGCCAGCAAGGTTAATTTGAACCTCGTTGATTAAGTCAGTTAGTGTAGTTGTCAAGAGGCTATACTCCTTAATGCGTCAATTGCAGACTTGCCAGTAGTTCCAGCAAGTTCATTACAGATACCGTTTAAATCTTTATAAGCAGAAGGTGCCCTACCAGCACTTGCTTTAATATTTAAGGCTGCAATTATTCCTAGCCCTGATGTTCCTGCCCAAGCATTAGCAGCGCCTTGTTCATCTTTAAATGCTGTTCTTGCTGGGTAGTTACCACCATTAGCAAGGCGATTTAGTTCAGCACATAAAGTGCTACCTGCGGTACCTGTTGGCATTGTTTATCCTATCTAGGTGTAATGATTTTCTTGTTAGGTGTAATAAGTTTTGACTTAGGTTCTTCTTTAGGTTTAATACCACCGAAGAATGCTTTGTAGTAATGTTCATCAAATGAGAATCGTTTCATATGAGGTGAGGTTGCTCCAGTATGTGCATACAATGGAACCTCTGCCTTATCACATAGGGCGAAGAAGAATATATCTTCACCTATAAATTTAGTTCCTCGTCCCATTTCCATAAACACCTGTCCATCTGGTGCGAATGGTTTAATCTTTTCTATTACGCTGCGGTGCATTAGGATAAATCCCATACCTGCTGCATCTACTTTAACTAGTTGATTCTCAGGCATTGGATGCACTCTGCTTAATCCAAAACTGCCATCTTCTTTAGTAATAAAGTTAAACAGTGTAGGCATTGGAACCATTAGAGGTTCTTCAGGATTATCTGTAGTAAAGTAAACTCCAGTAATCATAGGACGCTTTTCAGCGTCTCTGTTATCCCACAGTAACTTAAACTTCTCTGGACTAATTACTACATCTGAGTCTACCCATAGCACCCATTCGTAATCAGTCTTATCCATCCAATACTCAACAATAGTTTGTCGCTGTCTAGCAATCTGATTGCCTTGTGAACGAATTGCTGTCTCAAACTTTACGCCTGACTTAAGTAGAACATCGGTTACGCCTTGGGCAAACTTGCCATCTACGTTACCGTTGTCACACCATACTACTGCGATTGAATCTTTTGTACTCATTGTCCCCTTACTTTCTATCTGTACTTAGCCGTCTTTTTTGCTATTGATTTAGGTTGCTTAACAAACTGCTTACCCTTTTTCATACCCTCACGCTTTGCTTTGCTAGTTGCTGCATACTCTGAGGATGACAGGGCTTCTCTAGCCTTCTTAGGTAGGTATCTCTCGCCAGTTGCCTTTGAACCTTGAGTGCTAGGCTTGCCAGATTTGGTGCCCCACTTCTCTTTAGTCCATTTAGACAAAGACTGTTGCTTGCCTGATTTACCGCCTGAGTAGCCTCCGCCTGACTTCTTATACTCAAGTGCTACTAATTGGGCCTTACGGGCCGACCATTGGCCTGGTTTGCCCCCTTTAGAGCCAGCCATAACACGGTTCTTAATACGCTCCCGTAACTCTGGCTTGGTATAGGCCATTACCACTTAACCTTGTCTGCCCAGTATGCTGCTGACATCTTGCCTTTAGCAATGTTCTTAGCATGACGTGCCTTGAATGATGCTTGGCGTTTAGTAGGTTGTCTATCTCCAGTAACACCTTGTTGCCCAAATCGGATAGTCTTTACTTGACTACCAACTTTAGCCACAACTACATGTGACTTCTTGGGATGGTTAGGCGTACGCTTTGGTTTATTAAAACCAGATACACCTGCTCTTGCTAATCTTGGGTCTTTCATTTCTTGTCCTTAACTACATCTTTAGTTTTCGGGTCAAGACGAACCTTTACGCTACCGTCCTTACGTAGGATAACAATCAAGCCATTACGGATAATTGATTTATTAAATCCGTCATGCCGTTTGTGCTGACCCGAAGACATTATCTATTACCTGATTTCTTAACACCAGTTACTTTAAGTAGACGTGGATTCTTTTTAATAGCAGACTTACTTGCCTTCCGAGCACTGGCAGCCAATATGGCTCCAGCACCTTTCATGGAGACTCCCTGCTTTGCAGCAATCTTTTTCTGGACTGCTTTGAATCCTGGATGTGCTTTCTTCATTATTTACTTCCAACCTTTTTTACCCCAGCCTTTGTCCGTGTTTCTGGTATAAACATTCCTGGATATTTTTTCTCAATTGCTTTTTTAGCAGCAGCATCAGCAGCAACAACACCTTTAGGAGATATTACTCTTTGATTTTTCTTAAGAACATCTTGAAGTCTTTGCTCTTCTGTTCTTGATTTTTTAGGAAGAGACTTTGGCCCTACACTAAACTTAGGGTCAAGTTGTTTAGTTCTTTTCTTTTTAGGAGCAGGTTGTAGTGCCATTAGAACATCTTCTTCTTTTTGGCAGACTTCTTAGCAGTCTTTTTCATACCCATTTTGGCTTCTTTCATTTTCTCAGCCTTAGGTTCCATCTTCTCATACTTCATATAGGCTGAAGTCATTTTCTTACCAGTCTTCTTTGCTTCTTTCTTTGCCATTGCTTTACCTTTTGCTGTGTACGGGAACTTCTTATTTCCTACCTGTGGCATTATATGCTTCCAATCTCTTTCATTACTTCTGCGGCTTTTGGTGTTATGTCTTTTGCTTTAGGCATAGTGTCCGCATTATACGCTTTGCCTAAAACCTCTGATGCTTTATGCGCTTGTTGTATATGGCGCATACTTGTTCCTGCTGGTTGTATACCTTGTGCCCTAGCATCACGATATGCCGCTAGTTCTGCATTCCATTTCTTATCTGGAATATCTCGTTTAGCATCTCCAGTATTCATCTGAAGACTTAGTCCCTTACAGCCAAAACAATTATCTACTGGCACGGGATGATGCTCCCAATGCTTCATAACGCAGTAAAGTTGCTTTCTGTAATGCCGATATTCGCAGCAATCAATGCTGCTTTAGTAGCGTCATTAACTGTATGGTTTCTACCACCAAGGTAATACTCTTGGTATGTAGCCAAATCTTCATCTAATGGATAGCGAATTAATGAGTAAGCATTATTCTGTTTGATAACAGTAACGCCTCTATTTAATCTATAGAAGTAAAACAGACGTCCACCACCTGCTGGTCCTTCTTCTACTACTGGCGGTCTAAATGTGTAGTTTGCCATTTGTCCTCCTTAATGGACTTACTGTTAGGCACTGCGTAAACAGTGCCCAACCGTCAATCAACTAAGCGATTGATGAACCTGATTCGATTCGGTACAGTGCTTCTTCACGGTAGCGTGCAAAGCCAAGTACGCCGTACCAACCCATTGGGCGGTGACGCATTAACTTGTCAACTACTGGTCCGATTACTGTGTGTGGCTCTTCTGCCACTGCTTGTGCCATTGCTTGTTGTCCGCAAAGAATTGTGCGGTATACACGTGCAGATGAAGAACCATCAGTTGCATTGTAAAGACGTGGGGACTCTACGAAGAATGCACCTTCGTATGTTCCGATTTCTCCTGCCCAGATGCGGTCTTGTGAAGAACCGTATTGGTTAGGTAGAAGCCATCCTGCAGAACCTGTCTCAGCACGTAGGTCGTGTGAAACTTCTGGGTGAATACCAGCCCAGTATAGGTTTCCTTTACGAGCAACAGCCTTGTTAGCACGTAACTTAGCAACAGCCTTACGAAGGTTTGCTGAAGATAGTGTTGCTGCTGCTGTCACAGTTGCAGTTGATGTTGCAGTTGAACCTGAATAGATTACGTTTGTTCCGCCACGCAATGTTGTCATTGCTACTGCGTCAATAGAATCTGCTAGGTTGAAAGCAATAATGTTAGCAATTGCTGGGTCAACATCTGCTAATGAGAATAACTCAAGAGCACGAGTTACAATAACTGAGTTACCGTACTCATTAAGAGTAATGGTTACTGATGTTGGTGTAGACATTGCTACTGCATCTGGGTCTGTATCCTCAGTTAATGCAGTAGTTGCTGCTGTTAGGTCAACGTAGCGTTGTAGAACGATTGTTGAACCTGGTTGTGTTTGGCGTGCTGGGGTCTTATCTGCGACAGAACGAATTAGGGGTTCTGAACGGAGAGCGAATTCTAGAAGACGGTCGTACGCCTTCTGAACTAGACCAGCACCGCCTGCGGTACCTCCTAATGAAGAGGAACCTGTTGATACATATGAATTAGGCATTTGCTGTCACCTCCAAGTGACTATGAACGGAAATTGTTATTGCTGAGACCGTATCAGCGCAATGAGTTCATCAGCAGATTGAGCATTGTCAATCTTGTTACTGAAATCATCTGAGCGGTCTGGTGTCATTGCACCCTGAGTAACAATGTCTTGTTGGCGTAATGCCGCTAAGTCATTGCTATCTACTCGCAGTTCCTCCTTGGAAACAGATAGTCCGAACAAGTCTGCGTTATCATCGAGCCAGTTAGAAACTGTCTCCTCGTTAACATCATCCAAGTCCTTTAGGACTAGCCTTGCTGCTTTAAGGTTGACACCCTTTTTCTCTAGGACTTCTTTGACGGTTCGCTCACGCTGCACTTTGGATAATCCCTCAAGTTGCTCAGTGAGTTCCTTAATACGCTTCTCATCAGCACGCTTGGCTTTTCTTAGTTTCTTAACTAAGTCATCGCCTTGCAAGATGATGTCGTTATCTTGGTCTTCGTCTTCGTCTTCCCAGTAGTTGTTGCTCATAGCAACCCACCCTTCTATTCGTTGTTAGTTCGCAGACCACAGTTCAGTTCGGGGAAACTGGCTGGCTTCTACTCCCAGTCTTGTACACCTCACGGGGCTGGTCTATCCGTGTAGGGAATTTAAATTGCTCCTGCGGAGCCTCTACCTAGTGCGCTTTTGGCTAAGCCAGATTGGCCACTAAATGTTCCTACTTCTTTTGCTGCTAGTTGTTGACGCTTGCGCTGAGCAGAGGCTAACCCTTTGAAGGTTTCTTCTTCTGCTTCTTTTTGTCCATAAGTAATTTTATCTTCATCATAGATAG